AGCCCATCAGCCGTGATAGTGCCAGTTACGTCCAGAGCGGTCGCAGGACTACTCGTCCCAATGCCCACCCGATCCGTCGAAGCATCAACGAACAAGGTGTCAGTGTCTACGGTGAGGTCGCCGGAGAAGGTGCCAGTGGTGCCGGAAATGGCCGCAGGGGTGGAGCCGCCGATAGTGGTTCCGTCAATGGTGCCGCCGTTGATGTCTGCCGAAGTAAAAGACCAACTCCCTGTCGCCTGGTCAAACGTAGCAAATTCGATCCAAGCATCGTTTGCACTGTTGCGAATCTTCAGGATATCACTCGTCTCATCATACCACCACTGATAGGCGTATGTAGTGGGCGGTGCCGTAGTTCCAGATGAATTTGATGCAAGAGATTGCAGAGCATCGTTTAGATCACTTCGGAAACTTGGGAAACCTTGGTTTGCGATTGAAAAGTCGTTCTGTGCCATTACGCGGTTATCTCCTTGCCAAATCCTTTGGCTACATAATCAAGTTGTGTCGGGGTTGTTTTAACTGTATCGGTGCTATCATAAACCGTCAGGGTAAAGCCTTCGTAATCCTTACTCGTAATTTCATAGTAATCACCTGTCGCAAGCCCAGTCAGGGACAGTCCGATTGCAGGATTAGATGTCGTGTAGAAGCCCCTGTTAAAGTCCACATTAGTAGACCCTGTGAAGTCTATGTCGTTGCCAGACTCTGTTCTGTCGGGCATGTCGATATGGGCTGATAATTCGTCTACACGAGGGGCCACTTGTTCATCTTCGGTTTCAAGTATTGCCTTGAACCTTATAGCTCTAGCGGAAACCTCTGCCGCTACAACATCCTGCCAATCGGACCATGCTGGAGAACCTGAGGGGTCATCATCGGTGATAGAGAACTGAACTCTTGCCGACGACTTATCGAGTTCGTTTGGATCGCCGTCAAAATCACCGTATCGGTCGTCAAACAAACCGGGAGCTGAATCAAAGGTATTCACATAATCCAGGTGTTGAAAGTTGATGGAGGAGGTAACGTAGGAGCTATATTTTGCCCCAAGGTCCAGGACGTTTTCAAACTCATACTCTCCGGTTCCAATAACATTCCCACCGCCACCGTCAAAAAGACCGAGTTCGTCATCAAAGTTGCCTGATACACCGTCAAACAATACGGAGGTATCCAACGTCAGATAGGCATCTGCACCATCTGTGACCCTGACAACATCCGTTTTTGATCCATTGAAGTCGGGGTCTTCTTGGTAGTTTTGGACGACGTTTAGGCCAAGGGTGTCATCAAGGTTAAGAACAACCGTGTTTGTTGTAGCATTGACGGACTTACTTCCTAGCTTATCAACTGCTTTTACGAGGTAAGTTCCCTGCCTGGCAACGACGGATACACTGGTAGCTGGTCTTGCGACCTTTCCGACCAATACTACAGAGTTTGACCATACTGGATTAGAGGCATCGGGCGTAAACCTTACTTCGTAGTGACTAAGGTCCAGATCGGGAACCGAATCCCAAGAAAGTTGTGCCGTCCCGCCCACTACGTTAATGCTGAAGTTGGTAACATTGGCTGGAGGGGGTGCGAAAGGTCTGGAACTAAAGTTTGTAAAGGTGGTGAAGTTTCCCCTCACACCGAAGGTGTTTACAGCCCTCGCTCTTATATCAAAGTCCCCGTCCTCCTCAGCAAGCAATTCAAACTTGTTTGAGGAACCACTCCCCAATGACTTAAAATCACTATTCGCAGAGGGTTTATATTCGACCTCGTAATAATCAATTAAGTCTGAGTCATTTTGAATTGTAATGTTTAGGGCATTGAATACCTGCTCGTTTACAATTTTAAGTTCGCTGTCCAGAGACAGGCCAACATTGGGAACATCAAAGGGGCTAAGAAGGCTGGTATTATCCCTTTCATAGACAATACCATCGTCAACCTCATCAAACACACTCTCGCTAATCTCACGAAGGCTCATCTGAACCTGTAGGTCAAGACCATCCGTAAGACCAAAGGTCCACGAGACTACTTCAAACTCTTTCTGTGTCCAACCAAAGCGATCAACACTGAGGTTAACTACATCCCCAACCTGAACCTGAAATGCCCTAAGACCAAAGGATGCCTGTACCGTAATCTGCTGACGGTTACGCTCAAGAGCAATCCTAGCAATTCTACGGGCTGTGACAGAGCTATCAGTAAATGGCAACTCAATATCAGCTACACTCTCTTGGCCCCCATCAGCAGAAATGAATGCCTCATTAGAGACTTCAGGGTAGTCAGTGATCTGGTAGTCAGTCTCAGGACCACGGAATGTACCACGAACTGTATTGAAGTTATCTCTACGGGAATGACGTGTTTGGACAGCAATACTACTACGAAGGTCATCCTCATCAAACGACACAGTAGGAGCTACATAGTAAGCTGGCTTCATGCGCCACTGACCTTGAGCATACCACAGAAGACCACCCATAGAAGTAAGCATGTCTTGTAGTAGGTCATAAGGAGTAGTAGCAGTAGTGAAAGCACCATTGCAGGTATACCGATTAGTGCCAGAAACTGTCTCATCACAGACGTTAGCAGCAGCTATGACGAGGCTATCATCAATGTTGTCCGGATCTTCAGCAAGACCATAATCAGCAAGGATGTAGTCTCTTAGACATAGCGCAGGGTTGTCTGAGAAGGATGTCGTGCTAGTGCGAGGATCAAAGACTTTCTTACCCTTAACGACCGCTGTGACTTCTGGCACACCATTAGGGAACACATCTTGATTGAATTGAAAACGAACATAAAGGTAAGATACACCACGAAGGCGATGCTCGGAAGTCCACTCAGTAACTTCATTAACTAAGTCGGCATCTGCTAATTGGTCATCTGTGCCTAACTTCTTCTTGATACGGACAAAACCATTATATCTGGACGGACTAATGACATTACCACTACCATCCAGAGTAGCTATCTCATCGTTAATGTATATCTGGTCAAAGTCTTCGATTTCATGGCCTGTGAATGCAATGACCCTATGTAGGAATTTGTTCTCTGCTCCAGTAGTACCGTCAAATACAATAGTGCCACCGGTACGCATCTTGCCATAGATGATTTGGTGTTCTAGTGCCGAGCCACGCTGATTGACTGTATAGCCGCTACGAGAAGTACTACTAGAAAAACTACCAATCTTAGGCTTAGGAGTAAGAGCGTTAAGAGCTAATCCCACAGCGGCTTGAACAGCAAATCCAGTAGCTACTGTAGCAAACGTAACACCAGTCGCAATAGCACCAGTTACGCCAAGAGTACCAAGAACAGAAGCGCCGATTGCAGCAGCAGCAGTAAAGACAGCCATTAGAGTACCTTCTTGAATTTAGTTTCTATCTTGGTGTAGTCCATACGCTTCATCAGGCTATCAATAGGGTTCTCTTCAGTACCAGTCATATGGAACGTCTTGAACCCATCAGCCTTGAGACACTGTTCGACAAACTTAATCAGCTTGATAGCTACAGAACCCCTACGATGGGATTTAGCTACAAACAGACCGTCATCAGCAGCTACGAAAGACCCCTTCGAGTGAATATTAAGGCTTACTATAACCCATAGATACCCTACTAGGATTCCATCATCACGGGCAGTAAAGATCTTAAGTAGTCCCATATCCTCTAGACTTCTGTAAGTATCCCAATCCATATCAAGATCATAGATTTCTCTAGCGGGATAGACCTCATTGAAGTGGTCTTGGATTAGAGCTAAGGATTCATCCTTGACGTTATCTAGAAATTCTTGTTGATAATTAACTGACACTACGACCCCAAACGATCTTTTTGTCCTGAAGATCCTCTACAAAGTCAAAGCCCTTGTCACCGGGAAATGCTGACTTCTGGTAGCCAGAGCTATAGCGACGAACCCTAGCTCTCTCTAAGTCAATCAGACGGTTCTCTACTTTCAATTCAATAGTGCCGAAGTCTGGACCTTCATCAATATTCATCTCATCCATGTAGCCAGAGAAGATCTGAGTAAGGTTGCTATAAGTATTACCACTTACGATTCCAAAGAACAGATTGCACACACGCCCCTGATAAGGCGACTGGAGAGCCAGTGAGATCACTTCGGAGTTCATACCACTCAGGGTAATAGTAGCGCCTCTCACGGCTATCTCAGAGGTCTCCTCAATGCTACTAATATCAAGCAGAGTGCCAGTGCCAATATAAGTCTGTCCATCAATAGTGGCTTCACCTACACCAGTCCATAACCTAATAGGCCCACTATCGAACAGAAGCTCAACAGCGAAGAATGGTTGAATGACCTCATCATCAAGTGCATTTTCTACAACTGTTGTGATGTCACGAGTAGCCATTTAAGTGATAACCTCTATCGCCTCAAAACTAATGCCATATGCACTAGAGCTGTTGATATTCCATTGTGTAGTGTTATTACTAAGTCGGAAAAGACCTTTAGGATTACTAAAGATTACCGTTTCATCTGTGTAGTTACTACGAAGGTTGGGCCAAATCTCAAGTGTTCCATTGCCTGTCTGGTCTACAAGAACCTGATGGAGTTTAGCACTACTGCCGCTTCCTAGTTGGATATAGTCACCAGCCTTGAGCGTTCCTGTCATAACTACAGTAACCGCCTCGTCACCTTCACTACCACTAAGTGTGCAGGAGCTAACATCGCCACGAGGACTACTATAGTCAGGGTCGCCCAGTAGGAAAGTGCCGGTCTGGCCCTTAAGTGCAGTCAAGAAAGCCTTCCAGTCAGCGGCAAGGTCTCTACGCACCGTAGGAATAGTGACCGAGGCTTCCCACCTCTGGCCACCATGCGAAACAATCTGCTGCTTATAGGTAAACGGAGACTGGGAGGTAGCTACAGCATTAAGAGCACGTATTTCAATTCTCTCAAATCCTATAGTGGTGGGTGTTGATAGAGGATACGATATACTCATCCGAATGTTGCCTTCATTGCTCCACCCCTACGTCTTTGGTCTAGGATTTGCTT